TATGTCCCGGATTACTGGAATTTCGACGGTAGTAACCCGTGCCTGCGCCATGGCGGTTACTTTTACCGGGGCCTGGATTGTGGGCCGTTCTGCGTGTACTGCAGCGGCACGTCGTACCAGTACTCCAGCATCGGCTGTCGCCTCCAGGAACGCCCGCCGAAGGCGAGTTAAGCCACACTTTTATTAAAACGGGAAGGATGTGATTACATGATTTACAATCCGGCGGTTTCTGGGAGTGGTAGTCAGGAAATGGTATCACTTTCCACAAATGGTTCGGTGGTTAATATTACCGGATATTTATGGTTTAATGGAACCAGAATTGAGCATATGACCATTCGGCCAAATGAGACAAACCTGTGTCCTAAAAATTCGGTATTTTGGTTTGATGGCGTCTTGGACAATCTGACAAAAACCGGGGATATTCTAATCTTTTCGTCAGGTCACGATTTAGCAGACAATGTTACCTCTGGCGTCGGACTTTATATTTGCGGAGATGGTAATATAACACGTTCTTCAGGAGGCTCGAACTAAAATGATTTTCAACCCAGTTATTTTTAGCGGGGGGGATAGTCTAGCCCTCTTGGACACATTTCCGGAAGGCGGTGTGGCTGAATGATTTTTAATCCGGTGGTACATGATTACCCCTCCATAAGATTGTTTTGTTAGTAACCGGCCTGAGCCGGAAAATGGAAAGGAGAACATACATATGAACCGATTTCTCATCAACTGCGCCTGGGACATCATGGACCTGGGCAAGGCCAATGGCGTGGACAACAGCGTGGCCCGTGACATGTTCGTGGAGAACCTCGCTACCTACGGCACCGACGCTTTCCCCAATTACCCCGGCGCGGACGTGGACTACGCCGCCCTGAGTGCGGCCTGGAACACCATGGACAAGGCCGAGCAGGCGGATGCCAAAATCTCCTGCGCCAACTTCATGAAGGACTGCTACGACGAGATTAGCGAAACCCGCCGGGTGGGCAGCCCCGCCAAGTTCTACGACATCGCCGCCCACTATGAGGCGGAGCCTGTAGAAAAGCCCAACTACATCCTCTATACCCACGCCTGGGACATTTGGGACAAGGCGGAGGCCGACGGCACAGACCTTGTGACCGCCCAGAAAGCCTACGTGGAAACCCTGGAGGGCTGGGGCAATCTCAGCGAAGCCCAGCAGGCCGACGAGGCGGCGTGGTTTGCGCTGAAGGTGGCCCCCTACGACAAGGGCCTCCAGTACGCCCGCCTCACCGACGACCGGGCGCTGTTCGAGGCCGTCCTGGCCAGCCGGTAATGGTACGGGAATACAGCCTGCGGCGGGATGGGGACTTGCAACTCAGTCCCCATTTCCGCCTGAGGGAGTTCGCCAGCAAGGACGGCTCGGACAAAGTCCTGGTGGACGACGACCTGGTTTTCCTGCTGGAGCAGATCCGGGAGGCAGCGGGCGGGGCGGTAGTCATCAACAGCGGCTACCGCTCCCCGGCCCACAACGCCGCTGTGGGCGGCGTATCCACCAGCCAGCACCTCTATGGCCGGGCCGCGGATATCGTGGTAGAGGGCGCAAGTCCGCTGCTGGTGGGGCAGATCGCAGAGTATTACTTAGGCCGGCAGGGCGGCATCGGGGTATACCAGACCTTTACCCACGTGGATACCAGGGGAATCAGGTCCCGCTGGGACAATCGAAGCGGCAAGTTGGTAGTGGTCACCGGCTGGCCGGGATGGGAGGAACCTATGAGCGAAGACCAATTTTATCAGATGTTTTTACAAGCGATGGCGACTTACAACAAGAAACTGTCCGAAAAAACGGTCAGTGATTGGGCGAAAGAAGCGTGGGCAAGGGCCTCAGACAAGGGGCTGTTTGACGGCACCATGCCCCAGGCCCCGTTGACCCGTGAGCAGGCTGCGGTGATTCTGGACAGGCTGGAGGTGTGATTATGGATTTTGGCATTGCGAGTGTGGCGGCAATCACCGTCATCTGTTATCTAGCGGGTGTTATCGCAAAGGCGACCACACTGGATAACAAGTGGATTCCTGTCATTTGCGGCGTCCTGGGCGGCGCTTTGGGCGTGGCAGGGCTGTACCTTGGCCTGCCGGACTATCCCGCCACAGACCCGCTGACAGCGGTTGCTGTGGGGATTGTGAGCGGCCTGGCCGCTACAGGCGTCAACCAGGCCGTGAAACAGTTGAAGGGGGAGTAGCCCATGGAACTTCTGCTGGCCCTGCTGAGTACGCTGGGCCTCAATGGCATTTTGCTGTATTTCATCAAGCGGTATTTCTCCCGCAGGGACCGGCAGGAGCAGGAGGACCGGGAGAAACGGGCGCAACTGTACCGGCGTATTGATACATCTCTGGAGACGCTGCGGCTGCTGTCCTATCACCGGATGAGTCAGGAGATCGAGCGGCTGCTGGACCAGGGCTACGCCACCCCGGCGGAGCGGCGGGTGCTGGATGAGATGTATGCCAACTACAAAGACCACGGCTGGAACGGCGACATGGATGCCAGGCTGGAAAAAGTGTACGCGCTGCGGACGGATCATGAGTAGAGGCGGATTTACCCGTCCCGGGAGACCGGGGCGGGTAAAATTTTTTTGAGATTTTTTGCCTTTAATCTTTGTGCAATATTCATATTTTTCACCTATCTAATTTGTTAGATATTTTGGCAACAAAAGTCTTGCGCATTAGATAAGGATGGCTTATAATAAGCACATAAAGGCTAATGCGTTAGATAAAATAATAGGTTTTGGTTGGTTGATGCTAGTCTAGCACAATAGACGATTATTGTAAAGGATTTTGGAGGTGAAAAAATGGGATATGCTGCAAATTTGTGTGAATTGATGAACAAAACGGGTGTCAGTTCGTGCAAATTGGCGAAAGGGATTGGTGTCCATACTACTACTATCACTAATTGGAAATGTGGAACAGCACCGAAAGTGGAACATTTGAAATTGGTTGCTGACTATTTCGGCGTCACCGTAGACGCTCTGCTTGCAGACGATGACACGCCAGAAGTCCCAAAAAGCGGACAGTGAAGCCTAGAACAAGAAGAACCCCGCCAGGGGGGCAACCTGACGGGGCAAAGACGGAACGACACACAAATCATCCTGTCCCTTGTATTGTACCACGAGGGCGGGAGAAATACAAGGAGGAAGATATGTTTACCTTTGATGATTATATGGAGGCGCTGAAAGGAGCGGGGCCTAAACTTAAAGAGATGATTCTGGAGCGGGCGGAGCGGGAAGAAAACCTTGATTTTTGGGAATTTAAGCGACTGGTTGACTTCGCCTATCCGGATACGGTGTGAAAGGAGATACCATATGCCACGAATAACACTTACCCAAGAGCAGCGGGAGGCCGCAGCCTTAGAGCGGATGCGGGAAACGCTGGCGGACGGGATACTGATTCGCAAGGCCAGGAACCGGCTGACAAACGAGCAGATCGGTCACGGGCTGGAAATCGGCGAGAGGACAATCGCCAAGATCATCAACGGCGGCGACGTCAAGTTGACGCTGACGCAGACCATGCGGCTGTTGCGGTTCGCTGGCCTGCGGCTGGAGGGGAACCATGAACTTTGAGGAGATCATAGACAGCGCCCGTACAGAACGGGAGGCGGAGCATGAGCGGCAGTTGAGCGCCGCCCGGCGGGAGGCGAGAGAGGCCAGACACGCCGCCCGGATGTGGCGAACCCTAGCATGGGCCGCGGTGGTTGTTGCCCTGGTGGTGCTGTTCCTGGCTCTACAGGACAGAGCACAAGCCGTTGAGGTAGAACCCAAACCAGTGGAAGCGAGGGTTGTCCGGTACGACCCGCCGCCGGCACCCATGCCGGAGATCGTACCAGAGGCGCGCTACGCCCTGACAGATGCCGAACGAGACATTGTGGAGAGGGTCGTCATGGCGGAGGCTGCGGGAGAGGGATTTGACGGCCAGCGGCTGGTGGCCCAGTGCATCCTCAACACCGCCGAGGCCATGGACCTGCGGCCCGACGCGGTAGTCCTTGCGCCGAACCAGTACGCAAGTCCAGCAGCAGAGGCCAGCCAAGAAGTCAAGGACGCTGTGTCCGCGGTATTTGACGCTGGCGACATGGCGACGGACGAGCCGATCCGGTGGTTCTACAATGATAAATTGGTTTATTCAGAGTGGCATGAGGGAAAGAGATTTGTAATGTATTTTGGAAATCATAAATTCTTCGCGGAGTGGTAATTAAATGAAATTTATATGTGATTACTGCAAAAAAGAATTTTATCCGAAAGATCAAAGTAAAAAACATTGCACAAGGTATAAACATCACTTTTGCAATAGAACGTGTAAGGAACTTTGGGATAAAGAAAACAGAAAAAAGGAAAACGCACAAAACTGGAAAGGCGGTACATCAAAGTACTGGCAGAAAGGAAAAGATTTTGAGCATAGGGTTGTTATGGAACAATACCTAGGGAGGAAGTTAAACAAAGATGAAGTTGTACATCATATCAATGGTGATAAAAAAGATAACCGAATTGAAAACCTTGAATTATTAAGCAGAGCAGAACATACAAAGATTCATGCAGCGAGATATTGGGCAGCAAAAAAACGTAGTGTTTGCGAGGCAGAATCATGAGGAACGTACCCAAGAACTACCGAGACGAGAACTACCGGGACCCAGTTCCGATTGGTGTTTGTGCTAAGTGTGGGGAGGAAATTTTGCTAGGAAGTCCATATTACCAGAACGAATATGGAGAATTGTTCCATGCATCAGGCGTCTTGCGGAGATATCAGGAGATTGATACAAAACGTCCGCTGTTTTTAAGTTGCGCCATGTCGTATATCTTGGATTCCGCAGGGCAGGAAGACCTGGCGAAGGCAATCGGATTGGTAGAAAAGAAATAAGCATATCAGGAGGACGGAACAAGATGGCAGTCAAGAAACCTGCTGAATTGGATTTCAGCAATAAGAAATTTATGGTGATTATCAGTGGACAGCCTGGGCTTGGCAAGACCACGCTGGCGCTTTCATCGCCCAACCCATTCCTGTTTGATACAGATAATGGGATTGCCAGGGTAAAGGCGGAACACCGCTGTATAACGTCCACCACAGCATCCTATGAAGAATTACTGGAGGACATGGGAAGCGAGGAATATAAGGCAGCAGAAACAATTGTTATTGATACCGGCGGAACGCTAGTCCAGTTGATGAAGGCTTGGGCCAGGAAGCAGGATGCAAAAGCGGCCAAAGATGGCCGGGCCATGTATGGCGTTATCAAAACGGAGTTTGATCGCCTGTGCTGGCAGATCCGCAACCAAGATAAAAAGCATTTGGTTGTCGTATTCCATACCACAGAACAATCCAAGGGGGATTCTATCCAGACCCGTATCTCTTGCGAGGGCTCCACGAAAGATATCGTCTGGACGCCCGCAGACTTCGGTGGCCATATGTTCATGATGGGCAACAAGCGGATGATCGGTTTTACCCCCACAGAGGAATATTTTGCAAAGGGATGTTTTGGGGTATCCGGCATCAAGGCTGTCCCGGAACTAAAGGACGGCCAGCCCAACACGTTCCTGACCGATTTGTTCAAGTCAGCCCAGGAGAGTATCAACAAGGAAATGGAACGGTACAGCGCGGAGAAAGCGGCATACGAGGCTGCTATGGAGGCTGGTCTAGCCGCAGTCGCCACAGTGGAAGACCCGGGAAGCGCCAAAGCAGTACAAGATACCATTGAAGGGCTTTCTCATGCACTGACCAGTAAGGCGGAACTACGCAGCGCCTTTAAACATCGGTTGGAAGAAGCCGGTATGAAATGGGACAAGGAGGCAAATGCCTATGTCGTATTGGATGACGCAAAGCCTGCTGAGTAGTTGGTGGCATCTGATAGACGCAGAAGATCCGCAGGCAGAAAAGGCGATGCAGTCCTTCCTCGCTGACTTACATAGGGAAAAACGTTCTCCGACTGACGCCATGAAACGGGGCATCCAGTTTGAGGATGCTATCAATCGTGCGTTAGCAGGAGAAGCCCCAGAGTTAAATGACAAGTCGACTGTGAACGCGGTAAAACGGCTTGCAAATATTTGCCGGGGAGGGCAGGCGCAAGTCCCTGTGTCCGGCAGGCTGTCTGTCGGCGGGCTGGATCTGGTGCTGTTTGGCATCTGCGACTATGTCAAGGCTGGAATCATTTATGATATTAAGCGGGTTATCCGCTATACCTACGGGAAATACCAGAACAGCCCGCAGCATCCCATGTATCTACATCTCATCCCGCAGGCTGCACGGTTTGACTATCTGATTTTTGATGGGACATTTTGTTACCGTGAGACATACTGCATAGGCGATTTCCAACCAATAGAGAACACAATAGCACAATTTATCCGGTTTTTACGCGAAATGAACTTACTAGATGATTACAAAACACACTGGAGTATGAACGAAGAAAGAGAGGACAAGATTTATGGCGTTTAGAAGTGTTGAGAATGATAGCGAATTGATGCCAGCCGGTGAATACGAGGTCTATGTCAATGACTGTTGCGAAACCTCTACCAAAAATGGAACAGACTGCATTGAATTCGATTTTGTTATCCGTGACGATATTGCACAGCAATGCCAAAAACGTCACAAGTTCAAACGGTTTTTCAGGGACCGGGAAACCGGGTCATGGCCCAATGACAAAATCGGCCGCTATGCCAATGCGCTGGGCATCGAAAAAGGGCAGGAATTTGAACTGGATGACCTGATTGGCCGCAGCGCAGTAATGGTGACAAAGCACTATACAACGGACGATGGGGAGACAAAGGACTGCGTTTTCTACTTAAAAAGAAGTAACGCGGAACCGTATATCTCTGCTCCCCAGTCTGCCGATTATGAAGAAGAGGGCCCGGACGGGGAATTACCTTTCTGAGGTGTGTAAATGGA